AGGCGCATCGCGCATAATCTGCACAATATCGCGCTCTAAGAGAGCAAGAGACCTTAAAAGCTCACGCTGATGCTTCTCCGCTAGACTTATTACGTCTTCAAGTCTATCCGTTTGCGCTGACATTTTGGTCCGCTACAGGATCTATCAATGTATCGCCGCCCTCAACCTCGCCAAGACCAACCTTTTGACGGACTTCGTTAGGCGTAACTAGTCCTGAATCGATGTGATATTTGTACACTTGAGTGGTTTTATCAAAGTCACCTACGGCAGTAGTTTGCTCATCAATCTCCTCGTGCGCCTTCGTGAGCATCTCGCCATCTAATACCAAATCTGCTACTTGCTTATCAATTTCCTTGAGAAGTGTGACTGACTTAACGCCTGCGGCTCTAGCCTGCTGAAGGAATCGCAGCTCTGAATCGTAGTCTCGCAAATCGAAAGAGTCGGGGTAGCTGATAGAGACATCGTGCGTTGCATGATTTTGCCAATTGCAATAAAAGCCCCACAGCTGTTCTTCGGCTAACTCCAAAATGTCAGCCTTCTCACTCAATTTAGCATTGAGCATTTGAAACTCTGTCTGTAAGGCAATGCCTGACTGCTTGACTGCTTCTGATCCGCGAACTGCGCCCATATGAGCCATTCGGTTAATGGACTCAACTTTATCCTCGATTGACGCTCGTATTGCGTCTAGGTTAGCCCCCGATGGCTGCATCTGATACGGTCGCAGCCCAGCGTCTAAGTCGTCGTTAATATTTATGATCGCCCCAGCACCTGCGCTGGCATCTGTGTCGAATGTCTTAACAAGCGTCGGGTGATTAGATATGCGAATCAACTGCTCGATCTCACTAAGCTCCTGATATATAGCCTTCTGCATATAAGCGATATCAGAAATGTCGCTGATGCCTATACCGCGCACTACTGACCTATTAGCAGGCAAATAGACGGCAGGAATCTTGCCAAGCGGGTTGTCGATTAGTTCAATCACCTCGTGATTTGCACCGTCATACCTAATCAACTTAATGGTCTCTGGCGTCCACTCCCTAAAGTGAGTCACCGAGTAGGTTCCATCAATGCGGTTCACTGACTCGCGTATCTTCAAATAAACCAACTGGTGCCTGCCAGAGGGCTGGCGCTCCCACCTCCAATCAAAGACGTTTTCCGGAGTAATCAGCGTCACATATGGCCTGATCTCTTGCTCTAACTCTTCTGCTCTAGTGCCAGCTTGCGATTGCGGCTTGTCCATTAGCAGCCAAACATGGCCATAGACGCTTGACCATATCTGAGCGTCACGCATAAAAGAGTCGAAAGCCTGTCCTTCTAGGTTTGCGTCTCTTAAAAAAGCCTCAAGCTCTGCGCCACCCTCCATGCCAGCAAAGTTCCGAGTTGGCAGAATTCTCCAAAGAAAAGACGAATATATATGTATGACGTTGCGGCAATGATTATCCAAAGGCGTTAAGCCGATGCGCCGGTCGTATGCTTTAGTGTCTTCGTTCAAATACTGAGAGAGATATGAGCCGTCTTGATAGTCCTGCCCTCCCATATAACTCCGCACATAAAACTCCCAGCGGTTAATATTGTTCTCGTAATCAGGATGCTGGTACTCAATATCAATATTTATCATGTCCACCTCTGCGGAGACTGTGCCGCATAAGATTTTTTAATTGGGAATAAGTAGTCAACTGCGTACCCTAGCGCGTCATTCATGTGGTCAAAGCCGTCTTTATTGGGCTGGCTTGTTCCTTCTTTGTAGGTATGGCGCTCAAGCGATTCAATAACCTTTTTGCAATTAGGGCTAACAATGAGCCTGCGCTGGCCATCTGAAGATAACAGCCTAGCGTTTACCGAATTAATGCGATCTCGCACCGCTGTATGGGCTGATCGCACCTTCACGTTAAAACCAGCATTCTGCAAAATAGACAAATCTGTCCTGCCGCCTGCGCTGGTCTTGCGCTGTCTTGATGCTGGGTCAGGGTATATTGTAACACTTGCGTTTTTAAAACGCTCTTTGATCTCTGCAACCATCTCATCAGTGTTGCTGCCGAACATTACGATCTCATCAACAACGTGCAGGCGGTCGCCCTTCCTTACCATCACAACGGCAGACATTGGGTCTAGGTTAAAGTCCATGCCTATGTGGTATGCGCTTCGATCTCCACTAAACTCGCCGACAGAATGCTCTCTCGCAAAGCCGTAATATATCAAGCCAGAATAATTAACGAATCGAGCTAAGTATTCTTGGCTAAAGGTGCGCTCATCCAAATCACGCCTGGCCGACTCAACCTCAAAGTCTGGAACGTGACCGCCGTCTAGCGTTGTGTACTGGAACGATGTCCAGCCATCATCTTGGTCTACACCTTTACCGTATAGCTCATAAAAATGATTCCGACCCTTTGGGGTTCCAATGAACAACGCGCCGCCTTGCCTATCAGAAAGTGATGGCCTGATAACCTCATACCATGCCTCCTTACGCATATCTGCAAACTCGTCAAGGACACAGAAGTCTAGTGCGCGTCCGCGCAAGTTGTCAGGCTTCTCTGCCCCCTTTAAGCTGATAACGCTGCCGTTTAGCAGGGTCAGGGATAGCGAGGTTTCGTTAGTCTTGTAAACGTACTCAGGTGGAATTGCCTGTATTAGCATGGCCCAAGCGATTTCCTTTGCGGCCTTATAGGTTGGGGCAACATACCAAACATTCTTGCCCTCGCCAGAAAGCGCGGAGCTTAATAGCTCTGCCGTTGAGAGGAATGTCTTTCCAAAGCGCCTACCGGCCACACATACGCGGAACCGACTCCTGGCTTTAAATATGGCTGACTGCGGCTTAGTCAGTATCATCAGGCGTTAGCTGTATCACCACTGGTGGAAGCTCTTGCGCTTCTGGCTGTGATTCTCGCCAGCCTGCCTGAGTCTTGAGGTAAAAGATTTGTGCGGTTGTGTTGCCGTCAGTAGCGTTTTGCAGCAGTGATTGGCTCACTCTACCAATTGCCTTTGCCCTTCCTTTTTTATAGGCGGCAGAAACATGCTCATCACGTTGCATAATTGCCCGAAATGTTCTTGTGGGTATACCAAGGTAGTCGCATATTTGATCTTGGTTTAAGACAGCCGCGAGCGTTTCCACCTGAGAAACTTGATCAGACGTTAATTCTGTCTTGGGCCTACCACCCTTATCCATCAAACGCTTCTCCAGTTTCAGCGTGTGCCGCTTTTTTGCCAGTGAAGTCTTGCCATCGCTTAATGATGACGTCGCAATATTTTGGGTCTAGCTCCATTATGTAGGCGTCGATGCCATGCTTTTCTGCCGCAATTAGTGTTGATCCAGAGCCGCCAAAAAAGTCGGCAATTGTTTGGGCGCTTAGATTGAATCGTTTAATTATCCACTCCATTAAAGACACGGGCTTCTGCGTAGGGTGCACCCTGTTAGCCTTTTCACTTGCTTGAGTAAATTGACGCACAACACTGCGAAAGTTTGCCCACGCCAACTCGCAATCTGTTTGATCGCTTTGCCCATTATTTTTATCCCATACAAGCCAACACTCGCTATCGGGCAAAGAACTGCAGTAGTAATTTGCCCCCCACCAAATCTGTTTTGCGTTTGGATATAAAGAGTAAATAAGCGAAAAGGCATCTTTTGCTACCGTTGCATCGTCATCCCCTAAAATATCGCCGTCATAGTTTTTTGATAACACCGATGACCTGCTCACTGCGTTCATGCCATAAGGCGGGTCGGTGTGTATTAAATCAATGCAATCGCCTTGCGTTAGCTTGTCGATGTCCTTTGGGTCAGTTGCGCTTCCACACATCAATCGGTGATTTCCCAATATCCATACATCGCCCTCAACCGATACAGGCGTTTCGGGGACTTCAGGCACGTCATCCTCATCGGTAAGCCCCTCTACCTGCTCAGGCTCAAGCAGTTGCGCCAACTCGTCAGCGTCAAAGCCAATCAAATCAAGGTCAAACTCTAGCTCTTGCAGGCGCTCAAGCTCTGCCGTTAGTGCGGTCGTATCCCAGCCAGCATTCAACGCCAGCTTGTTGTCCGCTATAACGTAGGCTTTTTTCTGCGCCTCCGATAATCCCGAAAGCGTTATTGTAGGCACCTGTTCCAGACCCAGTTTTTTCGATGCCATTAGCCTTCCGTGGCCTGCAATAATCCCGCACTGATCATCGATAAGAATTGGGTTTGTAAATCCAAACTCTTGAATGCTTGCCGCTACTTGGCTGACTTGCTCCTCGCTATGCGTTCTGGAATTTAAAGCGTAAGGAATTAGCGTGCTGACTTGCTTATAGACAACCTTCAAGTCTTTGGTGCCGTTATCGGCAAAGCCCATAATACGCCCCTGCTGTATCCGTCTTGAATTACCCTTGTCTTGAGGTCTTGCTCGCTCATGGGATAGGTCTCAACTGTTCCGTCATCAAATGCCACTAAGTAAGTGCCTTCAGTCTGTGGCATTACCGTCAAATCATGCCAATCAATGACAACGGTTTGCCTCACAACTTCCAGGGACGAGTGACCCACTCGCGCCTCCAAAGAATTGACTCATATAAGGCGCACTCAGTGTGACCTGCTTCTGTGAGGCTTTGCACCATCCTAATCTTTTCCTCGGTAACGCCGTAAACAATGACTGCCCTTGCCTGCCTATAGTTAAGGTCCAACCATTTTGCCACATCCCACGTCGTGAAGGTATGCTCTTCTCGTGCCAGCAGCATTACCAAATGATCAGGCGCTTGCGCTTTTTTCGTTCTCACTCTTTTGGCTCCGTACTCTTGCTAAGCGCAGTCTATACGATCTAAAGTTTAAGCTGTGAGCAAAATTATTAGCATAAACAATTGCCTGCCCACCCTAGCAGTAACAATGTCGCGGTGAAAACCGAAACAAACAGTAGCGCTCCATATGCCTCGTTGTCCATTGTCTACTCCCTTGTTCTCACTGATCTTTCTCCGCGCTCATTATGGCCCTGCCAATCAATTCTGGAATTTGCGGCACCACTGCGTTGCCTAATGATTTAAGTCTGTGTGGCCTAGCGGGAATCCCATTAGCCATTCGCTGAATTGCGGGTTCACTGGCCCACCAATCGCTCGACCGACCGTATCCTTCTGCAATATGCCGTCTCGATAATATGGGGCTTCTCCGTCTTTGTAGTCCCTTGCGGTCGGGGTAGGCCAATGCGCTGGTGTGTGCCTCACCTCGTCTACCAGAGTCACTGTCGATTGCCCCGTCTTCCTGCAATGCTCGTAAAACTCCCTGCTTTTTGGCCCTTGATTGCCGTTCGCCGCCGCTGGGGTACGCCACAATCCAGACCCGATCTCTGTGGTGGTTTGCGCCAATCGCGGAAGCTGGTATGCAGTGCCATTCCGCGTCATACCCGATCTCGGCCAAGTCTCCAAGAACTCGGCCAAACCATCGTCCGCTGTCGCCACTAATGAGTGCTGTGACGTTTTCCATGATTGCGTATCGGGGTTGTAGCTCGCCAATAAGACGGGCGACCTCACTCCACAATCCACTTCGCTCTCCATTAATTCCCGCTTGCCGTCCTGCGTTTGAGATGTCTTGGCAGGGGAACCCTCCGGTAATAACGTCCGGTCTAATTCCGTCGAGAAAAAGTCTGTCTGCTGTAAGCTGTCTGACATCGTCATAAATAGCAACCTCCGGCCAATGGCTGGCTAATACTTTCTGGCAGTAAGGCTCTATCTCGCAGAAGGCAACAGTCTTAAAACCTGCCCTTTCTAGCCCAAAGCTAAAACCGCCAATACCCGCAAACAAATCTAGCACTTTCATGCTTTTTTTATTACCAAAATTAACATTGGCGACCGTCATAATTTGGATGGCCTGCTTCACCGTAAGTTGCCTGCCAAAGATCAACCATTTTGCAATGATGAGCCTGTGCCGCTACCGCGTCGGCGTAGTCCCCTTGCCCGACAATTGATAGGGCTAAGAGTATCGCAATTATGTACATAAAGTAACGCATAAATTTTCCCTCAGTCAGGCCGCTCACGCGGCACCTTCTTGAAAACGAGTTACGGCCATGCGAGCTTGATGCACTCTAATCGCTTTTGCGAGACGTCTTGCTGGCAGCCCCATAGAACCCGCCCAATATTTTTTATGGGGACCACGTTCTCCACCAATACTGTGGATGCGAGTGGCGTGCAAATAAGCATCAGCAAGCAACTGCGGAAGATGCTCGCTATTAGGGTCAATCCAATAATTGCGACTTGTCTCTTTCAGCACAACTGGCGCTGGCATATTCCGTTGAAGGTAATATCTGTAAAAAAGTTTCGGTATGCGTATCATTTCTATTTCCCCTTGTTAGGGCCGCTTACGCGGCCTTCCTTTGGTGTAGCCTAATTGCGTTGGCGGTAGCATTTGCTGACTTGCATAAGCCCCAACACTCTCGCGGCCAATGTTGGTAGTCACTGTAAAAATCAGCGTCATTCAGTAACTCTGAAAGGTGTTCGCTTTCCGCATTTATCCAGTAATACCTGCTAGTCTCTTTTAGTATTTCTGGCGCTGGCAAATCGCGCTCTGCGTGGTCATCATAAAATCGTTGCGTTATGCGTATCATTTCTATCTCCCCTAGTAAGGGCCGCTTACGCGGCCTTATTAATGTAAAAGTTATTTCCGAAAGTGATGTCAGAGACGATTGCGAAGGAAGAATACTTTAAAGTTTTGCAAGTCTGCTCATAGCTTTCTGCAAGGCCGTTTTGAACGTGCTGCTCTACCTGCTTGCGAGCGTCTTGAATTGATTGAGCTTTGCCGATCACTTCGTCGTAACTGTTTTCGATGATGTATTTCATGTCTATCTCCCCTTCCAATACAGACAGAATAACACTTCTGTTACTAAAGTAAACAAAAAGCGCAATTAATTTTGAGGTTTTTTAGGGGATAGAAAGCCGTGAGCAGGGCAGCCCAGCGGGATAGCGCCAAAAGTTACTCGCCGTTAGTTACGATTGGACGACAGTGCAACATTTGCGCGATGAACTCAGCTAAGTCAGGCTTGCTTTCAACGATGCTCAAATATCGCTCAATTGGCAAGCCGCGAGCGCGAGCCAAATGATTAAGAACTTCGGGGATCGCTTCGGTGTTCTCAATGTGATGCCGAATTGCAAACTTTTGCATTTCCTGAACTGGACACATATGGCCTCCAGAATCGTTTGGTGTA